ATATTTAGACAAAGACCCAGACTTTGATTTTGTGTTATTTAATGAATGGTCGCAGAACAAGAGTTACAGACAAGAAGTAGCGGAGTCTCTTGGTTTAGACTTTACAGATGCGGCGAGGGAGCAGGCGTCAATCTTTGGAGGTGGAAGCTCGTTCGACGGATTGGATTATCTCAAGAAGGCGTCTCATATGAAGGTTAATGAAAGATACCTTGAGGTTTGGGATAATCCCGTATATCAAGACATGATAAAGAGAAGCCCGCGTGCAATAAATATAAGCGAAAGGATTTTCTATGAGCTATGTAATAAAACACACACTTTTTCTTAAATGGTGGTTGTTTATAACGATAATCGTCGTTGGGTTTATCTTTGCGGCTTCTCGGGGCTTCGTTGGGATAATTTGGGAAGCCGACTCCACCAAGCTTAGCTTTCTCTTGTTAGTAATTTTCTTAAAGATGTCTGCATGGTGTGGATACAAAACTTGGACATTAAGTAGATTTATAGATGAGAAGAAACAGGATAAACACATAGTAGAGAAAATAGAGCACTTGATGGAGGTGGGTTGGTTTACTAGCGACCTGTGTTTAACAATCGGAATGATTGGAACCGTGGTAGGGTTCATAATGATGCTCTCAGGCTTCACCACGGTGGACACAAGCGACGTAAAAACCGTACAAGACTTAATTAAGACTTTGGGCGTTGGTATGTCCACGGCCCTATATACCACCTTAATGGGCTTAATATGCAGTGCCGGTTTAAAGGTTCAGTACTTTAACTTAAGTCAGGCTATAGACAAGGTGCGGGAATGAAAAGAAATTACCACACCAACCTAGCATTTTTAGACGTGTTGTTTAACACGCTTTTGTGTTTCGCAGCTTTGTTTGCGCTTGCTTTCATATTGATAAATCCCTCCAAGGCTGAAAAGAATGTGGAGATGAAGGCTGAGTTTGTAATTGTGGTGACTTGGCCAAAAGACTTAGACAATGATGTAGATGTTTACTTAGAAGACCCACAGGGCCATCTAGTTTCTTTTGCAAGGAGAGAGGACGGTCTAATGCACCTAGACCGTGACGATTTAGGAAAAAGAAACGACTTCATTAACACTCCGTCCGGTCCAGTAGAATATCCAGAAAACAGAGAAATCATAACCATCAGAGGAACCGTGCCGGGTGAGTACGTGTTAAATGTACATATGTACGGCAAGAGGAGCGACAATCTGCTAACTCCAGTTACCGTGTTTGTAGACAAGATTAATCCCTATGGCACAGTTTTAGTCAGAACTGTAGAGTTGGGGGAAAAGGGCGACGAAAAGACTGTTTGTAGATTTGTTGTGGACAAAGATGGTAAAGTAAAAGATGTAACCTATCTATTTAAATCCCTAACCAAATCGATACCACAGGAGTTTGGATTATGATTCTTACCATAGCATTTATTTTGCTCAGCGCTATAATCCTGTGGTTTGTTATAGGGTCTAAGGGACAGTGGCATCTGAAAGCCGTGTGCATAGCTTTAACTCTGTACTTTTCGCTTTCTTTATCAGAATCCTTACATGACGTTGCGGGTTGGCCTTCCAAGGACAAGATGCCTGACAAGTTTGAGATTCACTGGGGTTTGGTAGAAGAGCCAGACAAAAGTACCGGTAAAGAAGGTCGCATATATTTATGGCTAACACCTAAAAACGAAGAGGACAACTCAAGTTGGCTCTTGTCATTTTATGATGCGCACACCGGCTCCCCCAGAGTTTATTCTATACCTTATTCGAGAGAGAATCACGAAAAGGTTGAGGGAACGATAGACGCAATAAGGCAGGGACAGCGAATGCAAGGGGGTATGGGTAAGGGTGACGGCAAAGGAGAAGGCGGCGAGGGCGGAAAAAATCAAGGACAAGGTGAAGGGAAAGGGGATGGCGGGTCAGGGTCAATGAGTAGAAGTCCAGAACTTTACTTTGGTCCCCTTCCTCCTCCCAAACTACCTGAAAAGTAGAGGACAAAACATGAATAAGAAAGCCGTTATATTTGGTGTTACAGGACAAGATGGATACTATCTTTCCAAACTTTTATGCGACAAGGGATATTCTGTAGTAGGCGTGTGCAGAAGAACAAGTACACCAAACACTACTAGGATTGACGAGTTGATTAAAAGTGGTGCGTTGCAGATAGCACAAGGAGATATTACTGATTTTGGCAGCGTCTACGATGTCATTTCGGAGCACCAGCCTGACGAAGTATATAATTTAGCTGCGCAGTCCCATGTGGGCACATCTTTTAACCAGCCCTCATTGACTTGGGATATTACTGCTAAAGGATGTTTAAACATACTAGAGGTTATCCGCAAGCAACCAGAAGGCATTCGATTTTATCAAGCTAGCTCCAGTGAAATGTTTGGAGACCAGTACACAATTAGTCGTTCAGGAGATAAGTTTCAAAACGAAGATACGTCTTTCAATCCACAGTCGCCTTACGCTATAGCAAAATTGGCAGCGCACAAAACAACACAGCTATATAGAAAGGCTTACGGTATTCACGCAAGTTGCGGAATATTGTTTAACCACGAAAGCGAGATGCGTGGCGACAATTTTGTTACAAAGAAGATAACCAAATACATTGGCGAGCTACACGAGTGGTTGAGTAGTTTTCATATAGAACCACAAGACTGTTCAGAAATAGAAGACGAGGGAGACAAAATTGGATTTGATGCATCTAGATTCTTAGATACAATGGTTACATATCATACATTTCCCAAATTAAAGTTGGGCAACCTAGACGCCTGTCGTGATTGGGGGCACGCAGAAGATTACGTTAGAGCAATGTGGCTTATGTTACAACAAGATACTCCGGGTGATTATGTAATTGCTACAGGAGAAACACATACCGTAGAAGAATTTCTTATTGAGGCGTTTGCCTGTAAGGGTTTTGAATGCCATAAGAGATTTGTGGTACAAGATAGTTCTTTGTTTAGACCTTCCGAAGTTCCCTATTTAAAAGGAGACTATTCCACAGCTAAGGAGTCGTTAGGATGGACACCCAAAATTTCTTTTAAGGAATTGGTTCATCGAATGGTAGATTACGATATAAAGGGGTGTCAAGCAAAATGGAAACAATTTACTTAAACAACAGACAAATCCAAGCTATTCTTTCAATTCCAGAGTGTATTGGTATTATAGAGGCCGTGTTTCAAAATTTGCATCTGTCACAGATGCCTCCTAAGATTTATTTGGATATACCAGACGGCGACTTCAGAGCTATGCCAGCCATATTTGACAAGACTGCTGGTATAAAATGGTGTGGAGTTCAACTGGATACAACAAAACAAAAAAGGAAAATTAACATTTTTGCAAAGGTTCTAATTAATGACGTTGATAGTGGAGAACTATTAGCAATCATGGACGGAGAAGCCATAACGGCTATTAGAACCGCTGCTGTCACTGGCGTTGCAACAGACTATATAGCAAAAAAGGACGCCAAGGTTGCGGCGTTTATCGGATGTGGAAATCAAACAAAATACCAAGTTGAGGCTATTCTTGCGGTTAGAAATATCGAAAAGCTACACTTGTTTGATTTGGACCCAAAAAGGTGTAAACATATCGGTAATCAATTTAATATAGAGTACGAGATTTTTGAAAGCGTGGAAAGCTGTGTGCGAGACGCTGATGTAATCACCACTCTTACGCCTTCTCGAACCCCGTTCTTAAAGCACGAATTTCTTAAAGATGTTGTTCACATAAATGCCATAGGGGCTGATGCCAAGGGAAAAAGAGAGCTAGCTCCGTGTGTGCTAGACAATGTAGATGCGGTAATATTCGATAACTGGGAACAGTGTTCTCATTCTGGAGAAGTCCAATACAGACCAGAAAAGTTAGACCTTTATTCAAAACATCACAAAAAGCAAGAATGGACAGACTTGGGAGATATTGTGCATTCTGGAAAAGATTTAAGCGGATATAATCAAACAGTGTTTGACGCCACGGGTCTGGCTGTAGAAGACGTTGCTACAGCAAGATACATTTATCAAAAGTCAATCACATAACAAAGGAGTAAGGAATGAAGGACTCGTCTTGGGTGATGCTTGTTTTATTGTTGGGGATTATAAGTACGACTATTCAGAACTTTGTTACGATGCAAGAAGTTGTGTCGTTGGAAGAGAAGATGGAAATTGCCCAGAAGGAATATGAAGGACATATAGAAGATATTTATTTTTTGATGAAGAGCGATGGCTCTAAATTGTATACCATTATGGATACGGAGGTTAGGATTTTACACTACGCCAAACCCCACAAGCACACTATGGTGGGCTGTCCAGAGTGTGCTGAACAAAAACAAAGGGGCGAAAAAGATGATGTACACGGTAGAGATAAACATGAAGAAGGTGAAAAAGAAGCTGGTTGATAGCGGTGTTAAAACACATTTGAAGCCATTAGTTACAGTTTCTGTTAAAGCGTCTACGCCAGACGAAGCCTGTGCTAACGCTATAGATAAAGTGCTTAGAGAAATCAAAGAAAACAAAAGGACCGCAAGGGTTATAGAGCTAGTTAAGGACATAAGGCACGAAATCTCCGTCGTCAAGGTGAGACGAAAATAAAATGGCTAGAGATTTTGGAGACCCCATATATAAGGAATGGCGTAAAAAGGTTTTGCGCAGAGATAGTTATAAATGCCAAATGCCCGGCTGTAAAAGGCGTGGGAGAAGGATGCAGGTTCACCATATACAGAAGTGGAGTTCAGCTTCTAGTTTGCGTTATGAAGTTTCCAATGGCATAACACTTTGTTGGGATTGTCACAATGAAGTCAATGGAAAAGAAGAAATATACGGAGGACTATTTTCTAAGATAGTATACAACAATGAAAAAAGGCGTTCCTAAATATACTGTCATAAAAGACACCCGCGAAAAGGAGGGGTATTTCTTCAAGGAATATGACCGGTGTGAGGGCATGGTTGTAGAAACCATGAAGACCGGTGACTACACCCTGAAAGGCATGGAGGACACCCTTTGTATAGAGCGCAAAGCCAGCACCGCAGAAATAGCGATGAACTTGGGTAAAAAAAAGAAGCCGTTTCAAGCCGAAATGGAAAGAATGCAGGATTTCAAATACGCATTTGTAGTATGTGAATTTTCACTTGATGATATAATTAACTTCCCAGAGAATTCGGGAATACCAAAGAGCCAACAAAAACAAGTACGGGTGACCGGAAAATACATGCTTAAAGCCCTGATAGAATTTCAGCTTTGGTATAACACCAAGATTATATTTTGTGGGGACAAGTACAATGCATTTCTAGTAACAAACAGTATATTCAAAAGAGTAAACGAACTCATACACAATGAATGACAACGTAAGAGATGCATGGTTGAACATAGATGTAGACGAAGCTAATCTGTTCAATCCCATGAGCGTTATAACCGATGAAGACTTCGATGAATTTCATCTCAGGTTAACTTGGCTTATGGGTCGTCCTGAGTACTTTTCGTTTATCTGCAAGGAGATTTTCAACATAGACCTTCTTCCTTCGCAGTCCTTAATGCTGCAAGAAATGTGGGGAAGAAAATTTCCCATGCTTATCGCATCTCGTGGCTTTGGAAAAAGCTTTATATTATCACTATATGCAATGATGCGGGCGCTGCTCATGCCCAAAAGAAAGATAGTGGTTGTGGGAGCAGCGTTCAGACAGTCTAAAGTTCTGTTTGAATATATGGACACCATCTGGAAAGGCGCCCCCATTCTTAGGGATATGGTTGGGTCCAACAGTGGGCCGAGACGTGATGTAGATATGTGCCGTATGATTCTGGGAGAAAGCACGGTTACGTGCTTGCCTTTAGGTGATGGTTCTAAGATTCGTGGACAGCGCGCAAACGATATCATCGCAGATGAATTCGCCTCCATCCCCCGTGAAATATTTGAAAACGTTGTCGCGGGTTTTGCTGCGGTAAGCGCATCTCCTATTGAAAACGTAAAAATAATGGCCTCAAAAAAGAGGGCTATAGAACTTGGGGATATTGAAGCCGACACTTTGGATGAACGTGACCCTTCCTCAAACCAGATTATTATTTCTGGAACGGCCTATTATGAGTTTAATCACTTTGCCGAATATTGGAAGAAGTGGAAAGCTATTATCCAGAGCAAGGGTATGCCTAAGAGACTGGAGAAAATCTTTGGGACAAAAGAGATACCGTCAGATTTCAACTGGAAAGATTATAGCATAATCAGAATTCCTTTTGAACTTCTTCCAGAAGGGTTTATGGATGCTGGTCAGGTTGCTCGTTCTAGGGCCACTATACATTCTGGCATTTACCAAATGGAATATGGAGCGTGCTTTACAAGAGATAGTCAGGGCTTTTTTAAGAGGTCTCTGTTGGAGTCCTGTGTAGTTACTAAAGACAATTCAATCTCCCTTCCCAGTGGGGATGTGTTTTTTGAATCCATGCTGAGAGGAGACCCTACGGCACAGTACGTATATGGGGTTGACCCGGCATCTGAGGTTGATAATTTTAGTATTGTTGTCCTAGAACTTCATTTGGACCATCGAAGAATAGTTCACTGTTGGACAACGAATAGGGGCGAGCACAAAGAGAAGGTCAAGTCTGGAATAATTTCGGAGACAGACTTCTATGCTTATTGTGCTAGAAAAATACGCGACCTTATGAAAGTATTTCCGTGCCGACAAATAGCCATGGATGCTCAAGGTGGGGGTATCGCGGTTATGGAATCCCTGCATGATAATGATAAAGTCAAAGAAGGGGAATATCCAATATGGCCAATCATTGAAGAAGACAAAGAAAAAGATACAGATGGATACCCCGGTTTGCATATATTGGAAATGTGTCAATTCGCAAAGTCCGATTGGCTGGGTGAAGCCAACCACGGCTTAAGAAAAGATTTTGAAGACAGAGTGTTGATATTTCCATTCTTCGACGCCGTTAGTCTTGGTTTATCTGCGGCAGACGACAAGATGAAGAAGCGTTTGCACGACACGCTGGAGGACTGTGTTATGGAGATTGAAGAGTTAAAGGACGAGCTTTCTATGATTGAAATGTCGCAAACTCCTGCTGGTCGAGATAAGTGGGATACCCCGGAAGTAAAGACTGCGGGGGGGAAGAAGGGGCGATTAAGAAAAGACCGGTACAGTGCTTTATTGATGGCAAACATGGCGGCAAGAACCATACAAAGAACCCCGGTTCCGCCCACCTACGATACAATAGGGGGCTTTGTGGGTGACAGCCAAAAAAAGCTGGAGGGGCCTATGTATATGGGGCCTCAGTGGTTTACAGAACAAATGAAGGATATCTACTGATTTGGTGTATGATTCAGTAGAATTCTAATCCAACTCCATTGCCATTAAGGAACGTCATGGCTGAAGAAAAACAAAACTCCTCCGGTTTTATCACATGGACCGATGATTCTAGCAGGCAGGAGGCTTTTGATACGGCTTCTGAAGGCATAGAACTATATGAAGGCGTTCAGAGAACTACTGCCTTTCGTTCATTTTTAGATATTGAAACCAATAAGTCCGTCAGAACCGGAATGAACAGGGGGGATTACGACCGCTTCAGAAGCGAAGAGTCCGTTCCCAAGAAACAAAAAGATGTTATGCGCATGTGCATGGATGCGTATAGCAAGGTTGGAATTATAAGAAACGTTATCGACCTCATGGGTGACTTCTCAAGTCAGGGCGTTACGCTAGTCCATCCCAATAAGAAGATTGAAGCCTTCTATAGAAAATGGTTCATGAAAGTCGGTGGGTCAGAGCGTTCTGAAAGATTTTTGAATACGCTCTATAGGTGCGGAAACGTTGTTGTCAAAAGGCGCACCGCAAAGATTAGCAAGAGAATTGAAGACGGTTTTAGAAAATCTAAGTCCGCTGACATGGATATTGAGCTTCTGTCTGTCAAGAAGCGAGAAATTCCTTGGAAATATGATTTTCTGAATCCATTGTCGGTTGAGGTTGTCGGGGGCCAGCTTGCCATATTCGCTGGAGAACCTGAATATGCTCTTAGGATTTCTACAAACCTGAGAAATATGTACAAGAATAATCAATCTGTAGTATCTAATATGCCCTTGGATTTAGCTAGCCAGATGGGAAAAGGTATTGAGCTAATACCGCTCGATAAAGATAAGTTGAGAGTTTTTCATTACAAGAAGGATGATTGGAGCATTTGGGCAAGCCCAATGATTTATGCCATATTAGACGACATTATCATGCTAGAGAAAATGAAGCTCGCTGATATTGCCGCTCTAGACGGGGCTATTTCCAACATCCGTCTTTGGAAGCTGGGCGACCTCGACAATAAGATTCTTCCCACAAAGGCTGCTATCAACAAGCTTCGCAACATCTTGGCGGGCAATGTTGGCGGTGGCACAATGGACTTGGTCTGGGGTCCAGAGCTAGATTTTAAGGAATCTAATTCTCAGGTATACAAGTTCTTGGGTTCAGAAAAATATGACCCGGTGTTGAACAGCATTTATGCCGGTCTGGGAGTTCCCCCAACCTTGACGGGGCTTGCCAATAACGGTGGAGGATTTACAAACAACTTCATCTCTCTTAAAACCTTAGTTGAGAGATTGGAGTATGGACGCTCGCTTCTCGTAGATTTCTGGCAGGAAGAAATCGAGCGCGTACAAAAGGCTATGGGATTTAGATTCCCAGCCAAGGTTCACTTCGACCAAATGGTTCTCTCTGACGAAGTTGCTGAAAAGAATCTCTTGATACAGTTGGTAGATAGAGATTTGATTAGTAGTGAAACTGTGCAAGAACGCTTTGGTGAAATTCCAGAAATCGAAAAAATCAGAATTAATCGAGAGCATCAGGGTAGGAATCGAGAAAAGGTTCCACCGAAAGCTAGTCCTTATCACAATCCGCAGCACAGGCAGGACTTGGAAAAGATTGCTCTTACAAAGGATGCCTTATCTCCTCATGAGCTTGGCCTTAAGCCTTCCGACGAAGGCGGTCGGCATCCTCTTACAAACCCGGATGATAGACCAGAGTTTGATGAAGAGAAAGAATTCAAGAAGATGGAGCGGAAGCAAACCCTAATGAAGCCTCCGCAAGACAAATTTAAGCCCACTGGTAGACCGGAAGATGGCAGACCTAAAAACTCTAAGGACCAAGGTCCAAGAAAGCAGAAGGTTGTTAAAACTAGGCAAGCGGCTTCAGACCTAGCAAACTTAATGCTTTGGGCGTCTTCAACCCAGAAGAGCGTCTCTGAAATACTCAACCCTGCCTTACTCCACGGCTACGGTAAGTCAAATCTTAGGGGTCTGACGAAGTCTGAGATGGACGAGCTTGAATACATCAAACTTTGCGTTTTATCTAATATACAGCCTTATAGGGTAGTAGATGCAGAGTTGCTCGTTTCGATATTAGAGGCCGGAAACCCCGTTGACAAGCAAATGCTTGAGATTTACAAGCAACTAACAAAGGATTTTGCTGTCGCTAATGACCGCCACCCCACACTTGAAGAGAAGCGTTATCTTCAATCTTCCGCCTATGGGTTAAAGTTCAGCGAGGCGTAAATTACCATTAAATACAAAAATTTCAGATTATGGTGTATACTCAGTTGAGGTTTTTCTATGACAATAAAAGCATACGCAGCAGAAATAAATGATGGCTTAGCTGACGCTATCCTAGATAACATCAGTATAGCTTATCAATCGGTCGCTCAACCATACGAGCCAGCACAGGCTGACGTTGAGCGAGCCGAATTTTTAGCCAAAGCTAATAGCAACCCAGACCAGTTTGACCTTTATTATCTTAACTCGGTACTAGTTTCTACGGGCTGGAATAGAAACGATGACGTATTCGATTATAAAGAGACATGGTCCGCTAGGAATACTCCAGAGGACAAACCCTTTAATTATATGCACGACGAAGCAGATATTATTGGTCACATCACTGGCAACTGTGTTGTAAGCGACGGCAAGATTATGGCGGCTGACCTGCAAGAGCCTCCTAAGAAATTTGATATCATAACCAGTGCGGTTCTTTACAAGAGTTGGTCCGATGAGGAAAGAGCCGAACGTACTAGCAAGCTTATCTCTGAGATTGAGCAGGGCAAGTGGTTTGTGTCGATGGAGTGCCTGTTTGCGGGATTTGATTACGCCGTTGTTTCGCCAGAGGGCGAGCATAACACCGTCACCAGAGATGAGGCTTCGGCTTGGCTTACCAAGCACCTAAAAAGCTACGGTGGCGAGGGTGAATATGAAGGTTATAAACTTGGACGATTACTAAGGAATGTTTCTTTTTCGGGTAAGGGATTGGTAAGTAAGCCAGCAAACCCCGCTAGCATCATTTTAAAGAATGACGTGAATCCTTTTGAAAGTAAAGCATCATACTCAATTCAAGAATCTAGTATATGGGAGAAGAATAACATGGCTAACGATAATTTGCTAGAACAGCAAGTCGAAGAGCTTAAGTCCCAGCTAGCCAAAGCCCGTGAAGAGGCAGAGGCTGCTAAGGATAAGATTTCTCGTCAGAAGGACGAAGAAATTAAGGCTCAGGTCGATGCTCTAGAAGCTTCTATCTCTGAAAAAGATGAAGCTGTTCAGGCTAGCGCCGATGAGCTAAAGACCGTTCAGGAGACTATTGCTGCGCTAGAAGAAAAGCTAGTTGCAAAAGACGTTGAGCTTACTGAAGCTCTGGAGAAGATTGAAGCCCACGAGGCTGAAGTTAAGACAATGGCTCGTAAGACTGCTCTGATTCAGGCCGGTCTTGAAGGTGAAGCTGTTGATACTACTCTAGAAAAGTTTGCTGAAGCAAGCGATGAAATGTTTACAGAAATCGTTCAGCTTATCGCTTCCAAGGATGTCGAGGTCGAGGCAGAGACTCAGGTCGATGAAGCCGAAGCTCTTGATTCTGAAGAAGATGCAGAAGCTGAAGACACTGAAGACACTGATGAAGCTGAAGCCGAAGCTGATGCCGAAGTTCTAGAGGATGTTGAAGAAGCCGTTGAGGCCGCTTTGACTGACGATACCGATGCTGATTCAGTTCAAGACGCGAGAATGGCCGCAAGTGCGTGGCTAAAAAATAGCGTTTTGAAGACTACCGCATCGTTGGTTGATGACGAGAATTAAATGAGACCTCTGCTGGCGCAAGGCTAAGTCTCATAACATACTTTAAAAACGGAGATATAACAATGGCTTTAAAAGCTGATAGACACGAACTTCAAACTGACATTTCTTTCTTCATGAATGAAGTCGCCACTCGTGGCGGTATTGCAATCATGAAGGGGACCATCACAGGCACCACGGGCGGTTCGGGTGCTGCTATGGACCAGAGCAACGCTTTGGTAACCTACTCAAGAGTTGTCACGGAGAATGCGAACGGGGCGAATTCCACGGCAATTTCTGGTGTCGTTCCGGTTGGCATGCTGCTTAATGATATGGTAAACCTTGACCTTACTCGTCAGCACATTAACTGGCACAAGGATGAGGTCCAAAAGGGCGGTAAGGTTACTCTTCTTAAGAAGGGTTGGGCTGTTACTGATAAGATTTATCCCGGCGAAACTCCTGTTGCTGGAGGCTTGGCCTATGTGAGTCATAGTGGATTGATTGCTGTAAGCAACCACTGCGCTGTGGCCCAAGACGCCGGTGATGTACGAGGTGTTGGTCGCGTTGTTGGTCGATTCTTGTCCACGAAGGACGAGGATGGCTATGTGAAGGTAGAGGTTAACCTTCCGAACACCAACGTTGCTTCACTTGACGACATTATCGGCTAAGGGATTAAGACTGTTTAACCTATCTATAAGAACATGGAGAATAAATAATGGCAAGTTTTATGCAAAGACCAGACGAGCAGTTTATCGAATTGCTTAAGCGTTCTGGCAGTTCCGAGAAGAACGAGGCCCTTGTCGCTCAGCGCGAGCTAGCCAAGGCTCTTGAGCTTCCTCTTCGTCAAGGTGTTTTGGTTGGTGATATTGTGACTGGCATTTTTGAAGCCATTCCGATGGAGCCGGGCACAACTTCAGAGTTCCCACTAGACCTTTTGGCCCCCGGTGAAGAAGACGAATTCGTCGCCTACACCAACCCCGGCCATGGTCGTATTCCCGAGCGTCATGTTGAGGGTGACTACGTGATGGTCCCCACTTATAGTATTTCCAGTTCAATCGATTACCTCCTTCGCTATGCGCGAGAGGCTCGTTGGGATATTGTAGGTCGTGCCGCTCAGGTACTTGAAGCTTCATTCGTCAAGAAGATTAACGACGACGGTTGGCACACTGTTCTAAGTGCTGGCGTTGACCGTAACATCTTGGTTTATGACAGTGACGCTTCAGCCGGTCAGTTCACCAAGCGCCTTGTTAGCTTGATGAAGACCGTCATGCGGCGCAACGGTGGTGGTAACACCGCGTCACTCAACCGTGGTCGTTTGTCAGATATTTTCCTTAGCCCCGAAGCTTTGGAAGATATTCGTAACTGGCAGGTTGACCAGATTGACGAGATTACTCGTCGTGAGATTTATGTCGCGGCTGATGGTGGTGGCGTCCTTACTCGCATCTTTGGCGTGAACCTTCACGACATTGATGAACTCGGTGAAGGTCAGGAATACCAGACCTTCTTTACCGATGAGCTA